TCGGGGTTCGCCCTCCTAGACCTTTTGGATCTAGGGAGACCATGCGGAGTAATCCGTTTAGGTCTTAGCTTTTTAATAGCTAGGGAATAGTATCCATACTTTTCTTTCCTCTAATTGAGGATAAAGCGAGGATACGGTTCGTCTACTCAGACCGGGCAACCTGGCGAGTTACGTCAGCTTGCTATCCTTTAGTCACAGGAATGTGGCTACTTGTCTGTTGCGTTACACCTTCGGTAAGCCAAATGGCCACATCGCAATCTAGACCACTAGTGATCCGTACTCAGTCCGGTACCTATCGCATAACTGCTTTAGGCGCCGTTGTTGACGAACCTGAACTTGATTACGTGACGAAAGTTACGTGTCAGGTTAATAAGGGCGACAACTATCCCGACTGGCGCTATCGTCTGGCTAATGGATTACAGTGTACCACTACCTTAACTGGTACTGACTACTCTGTTACGTCCACGCCATACATGTGCATCGCCGGGATTACTGATATGAACCCCTATGTTAATACTGCGACTGTGTACTGGCAGGCATACGGACAAAACCGGTTATCCGGTTTTTCCTCATTGTCTGACAGCGTTAACGAAGGAACCGCAAATAATCTGGCTCTCGGGAATTTCAACCGTCGAGTGAGGGCAGCACGCACCCATTTACAAGGGGGCGTGGTGCTCGGCGAGATGGCTGAAACTATCGCACTTATCAAGAGTCCAGCAAGGTCACTTATGCGAGGACTGAAGAGCTACCTTACTTCCTTACAGAAAAGGAAGCGTAGCATCCGCCGGTCCCCTCTTAAAAAGAGGCTTCGTGTCGCAAAAGATATCTTAGCTGATACCTGGCTCGAGTACTCGTTTGGTTGGAAACCTCTTCTTCATGACATCAATGATGCCGCGAAGTTGTTGGCTATCCAGCACGCTAAGGGTACGTTAATCCGTACGCCCGTCAGCGCTTCTGGCGTTGATGAGGTTTATGTGGTGGACGATCCCAACTTTAGTGTGTATGCTCAAGGTCCTATTAATCTTAGGGCCAAGGAGTCTACCCGATCTAAGGTTAGTGTCAAGTACTACGGTCAGGTGCGTGTGGATACCTCCAACGCGGTGAGTTGGCATCAGGCGGGCTTTTCGCTCGATGATGTTTTTCCCACCGTATGGGAGCTTATTCCATACAGCTTCTTGGTTGATTACTTCACCAATATTGGTGATATAATCAGTGCGGCTAGCACCTTTAATTCTGGCCTTCTATGGACGAGCAAAACCGTGGTCAAGGAGACTTTTCATTGTCTCACTGATTTCCGGCTAACTCCTACTGTGACGGCTGGTGTTAAGAGGTTCTATTCTCTCAAGCCAGGAGAAGAGGAGTGGTACAAGCGAACCGTGAGTAGGGCACCCTATATAGGTAGCCTTGTCCCATCCCTGCAGTTTACACTGCCGGGCACTGGTACGAGGTGGCTGAACATAGCTGCTCTGCTCGCGACTTCGAAGCGTATCGCTCCTTATCATCGCTAACTGGAGTAACTACCATGTCCTTTGCGCCTGCTTCGCCCATTACGGGCGCGCCGGGTACAGGGCTAACGTCCCCCACGTATACCATCGTGGCGGATTTGGCCCCAGTACCCAACTCGAAGCAGTACTACGTCTCCGCTCTTGGCGGTACGCAGACGGGAGTAACGGTCTCGTCGATTGACAAGCCGTTTACCCTGACGTTGTTCAAGCCGGTCAGCTTTCAAAGGCTGCCTCCGGTGAACCCTGTCACGGGTGTCCTGCCACGCACTGCTCGCAACGTCTGGCGTCTTCTCACCCGCAAGGGTGCGACGCCGCTGTCGGGTCAAACGCCTCAACTCGTTACCATCGAGACCATCATTTCGGTCCCGGCTGGTTGCGAGACGGCGGATTTCCCGGCGATTGCCGCTGCGATGAGTGCTCACATCGGCTCCTTGTGGGAGCAGAGCAACGAACTGGGTGACTCCCTTGCCAGCGGTGCGCTCTAGAGCGCTTCGCCGCCGGCGTCGCCGCAAGGCGACTCTGGCGGGGGTCATTCTGTCCGCTATCCTAGGTTTGGGGTACTGCTTTGTGCAGGATACCATTCCGAGGATAGGCTCTTGTGAGGTGTTGTATGGCAGGTAGTCAATTAGTATTGACCAGGTACCTTAGTGACTTGTATCTGTATCTCAAGTTTGGGATACAGCATGGCAAGTTTACTTTCACATTCCCATCCCTCAATGAAGAGGTCGGAGTGAGGTCCCCGGTTCCAGCGACGATCGGTATACCTTCAGGTAGTCCTCTCGCGGAAAGCATAGCCTTAAAAAACTATGTGACCTGCGATGGGATCCGTCTGGAATCAAACCGTTTCGCCGTGCCTTTTCTTCGCCAATTTCTGACGTTCGTACTTTCGCAGTATGACCAAGTTCCTTCACAGGAACTTGCAAATCATATGATGCGATTTGCGAACGGCGGGAGAACTGGCTTAGATAGGTACTAACGACTTCCCTAACGTACCGTTGAGGAGACAAACATGGCCATTCGGCCTGATGCTCTTTATCACGCTCTGGTCCAAGATTTGCAGGATGCTGGGATTCCCGTGAGGGATGACCTTACGTCCTGTACGACCGCTTCCGAAGCTGCGGCCTACCTACTTAAGACGTCATTCTTCAAGAAATTTGAAGAAATGGCGCCCGAAAGCAAGGAGGCTGCAGACAAGGTTGCTTTTGATAAGTTTCTGTCCGTGAATAAACGGTGTGAAACTTGGTCGCGTCACAGACGGGACACGATGTTCCTTGACTGTTTGGTCGGCTACTTCAAAGATGAAGTTCACCGATTCTTTCAGCCTGGTAATCGCTTCCCGCTATGGTCCACCTTCGAAGAAATACTCCATTTCTCTCGTTGTGGACCTGGTGTGTCTATTGGGTCTTCTGGGACTGACTTCTACACGAAGTTGTTTTCCAGCGACCTGACGTACACACGACGTATCTTGGAGACTGCTTATACCACCTACTTCAGACTGTCGCCATTGTGGGATGACGCTAATAATACGCGTCAAGCCCATGGGTTTGGCAGCAAGCAGGTGCCAGGGAACCGTCTTACGACTGTACCTAAGAACGTTGACACAACCCGCGTGATCGCCGTTGAGCCGAGTTTGAATATGTTTTTTCAGCTCGGTCTTGCGGAGATTCTCACCAGGCGGCTTAGATCGGTCTTTTCGATTGACCTTTCTTCGCAGCAGACGGTGAATCGGGAACTTGCACGTCGTGGCTCTCTTGGCTGTGGTCTTGCGACCATAGACCTCGAGAGTGCCTCTGACTCAATGCCTTGGAAGATGATCCAAGAGTACTTTCCCGCGGACATAGTCCGTTGGTTCGCACTCTTAAGGTCTCCGACCAGTACATTGCCCAATGGGGAGCAAGTGCAGTTACACATGATATCGACGATGGGGAATGGTTTTACCTTTCCCCTCCAGACGATTGTGTTCTGCTGTGCTGTTTCTGCATGCTATCGGTACCTCTCGCGAGAGAGGCCCCGTTCCGGTGAGGCTTGGAGTGTATTCGGTGATGACATCATCGTACCTGACTTTATTGTCGGGCCTTTGGTCCATCTTATCGAACACCTGGGCTTCTCGGTAAACATGCAGAAGTCCTTCTTTGAAGGGCCGTTCCGCGAGTCTTGTGGAGCTGACTTCTTTCGAGGTCAGAATGTCCGTGGCGTCTACATTAAGGCGCTACGCTCCGCACAGAGTCGCTGTGCCGTGATCAACCAGCTGAATCTATGGTCAACTCGGACTGGGATTTTCTTGCCCACCCTTGTTGGTCATCTTCTTAGATCGGTTCCCTTCGTGAGGGTTCCGGTTTGGGATAATGACGATGCTGGTGTGAAGGTTCCTTTCTCAATGATAGAGAACGCGAAGATGCACCCTCATTACCAATCGATTATTTATCGACGGTTTGAGAGCAAGCCCGCGCGCCTCGTCTTTGGTGAGGGAACTGTCAAGCAACCGAGGGGTCAGAAAAGAAGAATATACAATCCTTCTGGACTGTTCCTCGCAATGCTTAATGGCACCTTGGTATCCGGTGAGATTAGTGTTAGGCATAACACGACTCTCTACCGAAGTCGTAGTGCGATCGCTCCCAATTGGGAGTGGTCGCCAACGGTCTCCGTCTTTGCGACGGAGATTGAAAGGCAGCGGTGGGAGACCGCTGTACGCCAGAATTTTCTTTTGGCGTAACCCGGGGATACTCGAAGGCTGAAAAGCCCTAGAGTCCCACCTAG